ACGGACGATGAAGAATTTGCCGAAGATGAGTCAATCGAAGAAATTGGTGGTGACCCAGCAGACGATATGATCGCGGCAGTTGATGCTGATGCTGAAGGTGACAACGATTTTAACGACGACGGCAAAATGGATGATCACGAAGAAGATCACGAAGATTTAGAAGACCGTGTTGTTGACTTAGAAGACGCACTTGACGAACTTAAAGCAGAATTTGACGCTATGGTTGGTGATAAAGCCGACGACGAAGGCGAAGAAGGTGCTGAAGACGAAGCAGGTGAAGAAGAGAAGGAAGAAGAATCAGTAGAAGCCGAACTTGCTACACCAGAAGTGGCTGTAGAAGATGAGCAAACAGAAAAATCCGCTGGCGAAACTATGAGAGAATATGTCGAAAAAGTTTCTGCTCCATCTAATAAAGAAGGCGCTGATAACAAAGCCAGTCCAGTAGCATCGAAAGGTGGTACCGACTCTGGTGCTGACGGCAAGAATATTGCCCAAGGCAAAGAAGAAAAGGGCGGTAAGACGGCATCTGCCAAGGATATGGGGAAATCTTACGAGAATGAACCAGGTTCAAAAGCAGGTTCGACTTTTAAACCAGCATCTGTTAAAAAGAGTGCTGAATAATTAAGGGAGGAAGCCTAAATGGCATCTTACTTACGTGAGAATTTGACATTCGACCAAGCAAAGGTCACTTTAGAGTCACAAGGTGAAGGGGATAATAAATCTCTTTATTTAAAGGGCATTTGTATTCAGGGTGGTGTCAAAAACGCTAACCAGCGTGTTTACCCTGTCTCCGAGATAGGCAACGCTGTAAAGACCCTAAAGGATCAAATCTCAGGTGGTTATTCGGTTCTTGGTGAAGTAGATCACCCAGATGATTTAAAGGTAAATTTAGACCGTGTTTCGCATATGATCACAGATATGTGGATGGACGGTCCTAACGGGTTTGGCAAGATGAAAATTTTGCCAACTCCAATGGGTAACCTAGTTAAAACAATGCTGGAAAGCGGCGTTAAACTAGGTGTCTCATCTAGGGGTAGTGGAAATGTTAACGAATCCAGTGGTGAAGTTAGCGATTTCGAAATCATCACAGTTGATGTGGTGGCACAACCAAGTGCGCCGGGGGCCTATCCAACTCCCATCTATGAACACCTAATGAATACAAAAGGTGGTCTTAGTGCGATTAGGATGGCGCACGAAGTATCGAAAGATGCTAAGGCACAGAAGTATCTACAAGAACAGATACTACGAGTCATAAAAGGCTTGCAGTAACATAAGGAGAAAGCCAATGAGTGATGTTTTTAAACAACTATTTGAAACAGGCTTAATTAGTGAAGAAGTCCACGGACAAATCACTAGTGCTTGGGACGAAAAAGTTAAAGAGAACAAAAACACTGTTACTGCTGAACTTCGTGAAGAGTTTGCAAAACGCTACGAACACGACAAAGGTGTTATGATCGAAGCGATTGACAAAATGGTTTCCGAGAGGTTGGAGTCTGAAATTGCTGAATTTGCCGAGGATAAGTCAGCACTTGCTGAGGCAAGAGTTGCTTATAAAAAGCAAGTAAGTGAACATTCAGATTTATTAAAACAATTTGTCGTGAAACAATTGGCTCAAGAAGTTGGTGAGTTGAACGAAGACCGTAAAAAAGTATCGGAAAACTATGCTAAACTTGAATCATTTATTGTTAAGCAACTTGCAAAGGAAATCAACGAGTTTGCAGAAGACAAAAAGGATCTGGCTGAAACCAAGGTTAAACTTGTTAAAGAGGCCAAGGACAAGTTCGCTGAAATAAAACAACGTTTCATCGAAAAGTCCGCTAAAGTGGTAGAAAATGCAGTTAACAAAAAACTTGCTGTTGAACTTTCACAATTGAAAGAAGACATTAAGTCTGCACGTGAAAACCATTTTGGCAGAAAAATATTCGAAGCGTTTGCTAATGAATATGGTACATCTTACTTAAACGAAAAATCAGAAACTGCGAAGTTAATGAAGATCGTTGCTGAGAAAGATGAAGCATTGGCAGAGGCTAAGAAAACAATCACAGAGAAGGAAACTATTGTGGAGTCAAAAGACGCTGAAATTAAAGCGGCGGCTGACAAAGCAGAGCGTACAAGAGTGATGAATGAGTTGTTGGCTCCATTAGGTAAAGAAAAAAAAGAAATTATGTCTGAACTTTTGGAATCAGTCCAAACTGAAAAGTTGGGCAAAGCGTTTGACAAATATCTTCCTGCTGTAATGAAGGATGAAAGTCCTGCAAGAGCAGAAAGAAAGGCATTAAACGAAGGCACAGAAGTTACAGGCAACAAAGAAACACAAATAGAAGAAAAGTCAAACTTAATTGAACTCCGCAAATTAGCGGGATTGAACTAAAAAGGAGAGACAGAAAATGTCAGATGTTATCAATAACAACTGGTCAGAAACGAAAACTGCTCTATTAGAAGGTCTAAATGGTCACAAGAAGAGCGTAATGGATGTCACTCTCGAGAACACTCGCAAGTATCTCGCTGAGGCGGCTTCAAGCGGC